TCTGTGCTTGTACTCGTTATCCGCACCATATCCAAAACGCCAGATAGCGACTTCTTTCCGTTAATGCTAGAAGAGAAGTTCGTTCCAGAGATATTAGATACACCACCTACGGCAAGCCATATATGGTCTGATACTTTGTTGAGAGTAATAAAGCCGTTGAAAATAAATTCAGCGCTGCCTCCACCTAAGTCAAACCCTACTGAGAAAGAAGCTCCGTTAGTAGAGGCGACAAGTATATTTGACTGGAATCCATCGTATCCTGTTGTTTCAGGCGTTCCACCAGTGCCTAGTTGTATCCTCAATCCAGCAGTAGCAGATAAGCTAGTACCATTGAACATTACCGTTACTCGTTTAACCCAAGTCGGTATGCCAGTGAAGTCTTTTTCTGTTCCTGATGTGGATGCTTGAGCAGTTTGTAATGCAATCTTCTGCCCCAAGTTCACAGCATGACCTGTTGCCGTTGCGTCAGCTACCTCAACTGGATTTTCAGCCAAGTCTCGATAGGTTACAGACTTCTCAAGAGTGTTCTGGTTTGAAAGCTGGTTCTCGCGCAACATCAACAACTCGCGCACCTTGTCATTGAACTGCCTTTGGTCGCCAGTGGATGATGGCACCGCAGGTATTTGCGGGATCGTTGGCGCTCCGTTTGGGTTACGCATTCTTCAGGATCTCCAAGTTCTCAGCGGCGAACACGGAATAGACCTCTTTATCCGACTCAACAGCAACTTCCCAGTCGCGGCACTTGAACCCGCTGGGCAGTCGGTATGGCTTGTCGTTGTTCGCATTCTGTGTGTGCCTTAACACTCCATCGCCGTAATACAACACCTTCACAGGATATTGCGCAGCGAATACCTGCCCATAGCTCATGCTAGATGGCTTGTTGTGCGTGAACACCTTTGACTTCCACAGGAATACCTTGTTGGTCGTGCCGGCATCCCACTTCACGATATTGATGCCAGTCATCAGGTACAGCGCATCAGTGAGCGCATCTGAGAATACAGCAGTTGCGTAGGTGTCTATGAATATCAGACCTGCTACCGAGTTGGTAGGGTCTATGATGAATCCGCCTTGGGTTGTTCCATTATCGTAGAAGCAGTAGTAACGGCCATCATGGATGCATGCATTCATCGACTTTGGGTTAAGCGCTTGCCACTCATCTCGCGTAAAGTAAGCATCAGTCATGTTTACTGGCTCACCTCCATTGGTGGCCATGATGCCATCAGGCGATGCATAGGCTACACCGCCGACAAAGCTCACCATACTGCGCTTTGAAGCGCATGCCTGCGGAGAATTAAGCTTGATCATGCTCATGCTGGCCGGATCAGAGCCTGCGCACAGATACACGCCGCGCGTGGTGGTGACGACTACGCCTGCGCTACAGGCCGCGATGGCTACGATGTCGGTGTCGGTTGTGAGTTGATACTTGATCGGCCATGCGTAAGGCTTCCATGGTTCACAGAAGCACAGCGTATTGGAATAGAACCCAGCCATGCCGCCGTTTGGCAGGTTGATCAGGCCGCTAAGATTGGATGGCGGAGGCAACCAGCCAAGTGTCGGCAGCACCTCTCCAAGCATTGTTGAAACCACAGAGTCAGTATATGTTGTGGTAGCAATCGGAATATCTCCAACCGTATCTCCGCCAACTCCTCCGTCACCAGTATTCACTAGCTGGTATTCAGCGCCACTTGTGCCAGTGTTGACGCGGTACACTCGCCAGTGTGTGATGTTGTATGCTCCTACTGGTGGAGTGGCAGCACGGGTGACGACTACAGACTGCGCAGTAGTTGTGGTGATAATTGCAGAAGCATCAGAGGGGGAACTTTCCTCGCCCCATCCAGTAACGAAGGTAGTCACATAGGTTCGTGTATCCGCACTCCCACTTCCAGCAGCAGTCGCTACTGTCGGAGCAATAGATGGGAACGGCACGCCCAAGTTGTAGAACGTCATCGGGTAGTCCGTACCGCCATCGACCGCCAAAGTGACATCAGTGACTTTGGGAACGCCGTCGCCAGTGTAATAAACACGGTCTGATGTATCGTTCTGCACGAATCCGCGCGCCACATTCACGTCACCAGTCCAGTGCAGCCAGATACCAGCAGAAGCATCAAGCTCAGATCCGTCAACAGTTGGCGCGATGATGGGCTGGCCTTCACCGTTCAGCACCATGCCGTTGATAGGTGCGCCAGCAATAGGATGCGACCCAGCAGGAGTAGATACAGGTGATTGCCCGATCAAGTAGATCGTCTTCTTCGTGCCTGCTCTTGTGGGAGTATTGATGATCTTCGGCTCTTTGAACGGAGCCAGCGTTGACCACAGCTTGCAGTTCAGCGCCATCTGCGCCATCGTCGGATTAAGCTGTCTCGGCGCAACACGCGGAGCCATGCCGTCGAACTTTGAGAGCGAGATTGTCATTTTAGAAGTTACCCTTACCGAATAGTCTGACTGCCCAATACATCAGCTTGCGTCGCCACATAGCAACGCCAAGCACTGTCATTGCCTCAAGGAACACGCTGTCGGCGTACTCCTTGCTGCATAGACCGATGGTGTATAGGTAGTCGTGAATGATTGCCGCCTTCGCGTACTCGCCGTGAGGGGGCAGGATTGACCAGAACATACGCGGAACGCTTGCCAGATCGGTGACGAAACTAACTGTCACACGAATCACATCGTTGCTTGGGTAGCCTCCAACGTGATATTCGAACCGCGTCAGCACTTCCCACTTCTCATTGTCTAGAAGGCGCAAGTCTGCTGGTGAAGTGAATTGGCTCACCATGCCTCCGTCTTTACCTCTGCATTCGCAAAATTTGCGATTGTTGGTGCGCCTGAGACTTGTCTAACGTCTTTCATCTTAGTAAGGTAGATAGGCGTGATCTATACCAGCTTGGATAGGGTAGCCTTCACACACAATCATATTTCCTTTGACTGAATAACTACCGCCTCCATTACATCCTGTGTAGAGCTGGATTAAATCATTAGCTGAAAATACTAAATCTTCGGAGTATTCATTAGTAGCACTTGCGTTAAAACTTCTCGCAGTGCCATGAGCAACACCGTTTTTATAAATCTGTCCTGATGTTATATTCCCAGTCTGTCCAGTTATGTAAAACCTGACTCGATACGTTCCAGCGCGGCCTATTTTTACTTCTCTGATTTTCTTGCTTGCTGTTGAGTGTGTCACAGCAGAAAGTACAGGGTGAATAACATAAACACCTACAGATGCATTACCTAGCTTTACGTTTGTTATTGCTCCGTCGGTCACGGTTGTTGCATTATTAGCATTTGTAGCATTTGTAGCATTACCAGCAGTAAGACTTGGAGCCGTTCCTGTGAGTGCCGTACCTGCTCCATGCGGCATAGCAGGATTGAGTAACACGAAGTCAGACGCGCGCTTTTCCAGAAAGCATGGATAGTTTGCGCCTGCAATATCACCGGCTATCAGCGCACCACCGATCGAATTGACCACAGAAACAGCACCCATACCGTCGATGTTCAATGTGACTGCGCCAGTATTTGCACCCGCAGCAGGCAACTTCCACAGAGAGCCTGTTTCAGCCTGAGCAGTCAGCGCGAATGGGCTTGATGCCGTGATGGTGTCAACGCCGGATACCGTATCAAGCAATGGAATCTGGACTGAATGCGCAGCGCCAGCCGTCCAACGCAGCTCAACCGGATCTCCCGCATTGAATGAGCGCGCAGTCGTTCCCTCTTGCGCTCTTGTGATCGTCAGTACATCCCCAGTGCGTGACGTGACTTTAACGATCTCGTGATTAACCTCAGTCGTTCCCGACTTTTGGTAGATCGTGACCAGCGCGTAGTCTGGTGCTACAGGTGCTGGGAACTTCGCGCCTTCGCCGCCGAATACGGTGAGCGATGCAGCACCGACCGACACCGCCGAAGCCAGCGTAGAAGCCGCGTTGTTTGTGAATAATTGACCCATGCGTTACTCCTTAGAAATTCTTGACCGTGAATTAAATCTCGTATGATTTAGTGAGTTGCACGGATTACAGGTACTTTTTTTTTTGTTTTGGTGCGCGGCCAAACCCTCTAGCAGCATCGATCATTGCGGTATCTGCTGCGCTACCAAACTCACCTTTATGGTAAGAAGCCAGAGCCATGTCAGTCCAAGGCTTCTTTGGCATCAACATCAGTCTGGATTTTGCGCCAGACACAATTCCGTCCAGATAGCGGTCTGTGATGGAGCTATCGATTCCACTTGAAGTATGCGATGGGGTCAGCGAAACATTCATCACCAGTGCGCCTGTCGTGCTTACTTCCGGCATTCCGTGCAGAATCACCTGCGTCGGGCTGCTCTGCGCGTAGAACTTCACCGCTCCACCCACTGCCGACTGGCGCTTTGCATTCACCTCATCCACGTTGCTTGCCGTCAGCTCTACCCCAAGGTAGTACAGCTTATTGACACGCTCTACTACTGACCCAATAGGAATTACGCCTACGTCATAGACATCTACGTTGACTACGACATTCAACGGATCAAGCGTCTCCATCCATACAAACGACTTCTTACAGAACTCGATAGATGCATTACGAATGGCATTGACCGCGATCTCTTTTGAGCATCCCGGCACATCAGGCATGATCTCGTTCAGGAACAGATCCGAGTCAAATAGGACTGCGCTCATAGTGTCATCACCTGTTTCTCGAATAGCTGGCCATATATAGCAGCCTTGTTCGAACTGGTTGCCTCGTCATCACGCAACTCACAGCGGAACCCTATGTAGTCGGCCACAGCAGCTTCGAACTGGTACGGCAAAGGGAATGTGTCACCAATGGCAAGAGGCGTGAACGAGGTTGCATACGAACCGAAGCGCAGATCTGGACGCACCTTGTACACAGTGGATATGGCCACATTTGAGAACTTCAAACAGTCGGTATCGCTGAAGCGTGTCTTGTCGTTATCGTTCAGCGATGCGCGCGCCAGATCGACGACCTCTTGCATTGTTGACATGGCTTATTACACCGATGGGTAAAGCGCGTTGGCCAACTGCGTGCGCAGTGCAACAGCAGGTGCAGCATCGTTCAGCGTGATGCCGTGAGCCGTGCCTACTGCCAGAAGCTGCGCCTTGTTCATGGTGATGATCTCTTGAGGAGATGGCTTCGCAGCATCACCAAGACCAGCGGCCACTACTTCAGGCTCCTTGTCTTTTGGCTGCCCTTCGACTACGGGAGCTTGATCACCGACCAGACCAGCCACTTCTTCTGCCACGAAAGGAACCAGCTTGATTACCAATTCGCCAGAGGTAAGAGCGTCTAGCTCTGCCTGTGTGACTGAGATAAACGCCTTGACGCGGCCTGCATCTTCCGGCTCACCATCACGGCGGATCTCGTCCAACGTCGCCATAGACATCAGCGTTTGCACTTCGCTGCGAAGTTCGCCTTCGGTCTTGCCAGAAGGGTTGATGATCTTGTTGAATTCGACATGCGCGTAGTGGATCAACTGATCAACACCCATCGCATTCAAATTGACATAGGTGGCGACTTCCAGAGTCTTGCTATTTACCTTGCCGCTAAGGAAGTTGCTGCCAGTAACGTCCGGCTTAACTTCCTCGAATGAATCTGTATGCACGAGCAACTGGCGCGCGATAGGCTCCGCGAAGTTATGCACTTCGCCCTGCTTCCACACTGCACCGCTATTCGTCACTGTGTCTTCTGCTTCATCTTTCAGTCCGATGTAGCGGACTCCGATTAGTTTTGACATGCTCACTCCAAGATGAGGAAGGGCGACCGAAGCCGCCCTATCCTTGTTTTACAGCTTAACGAACGCCCTTGGCGATACCTTCCACCTTGGCGCTTACGGTGCCAGCTGCCGCAGTAGCTGCGCCAGTGCCGACAACGATAGACAGCCAAGAATCAACCTCAACCAGATACGGAGGGAAGATTTCGTAGGTGGTGGTTGCAGCGGCTTGACCCCATGCAGCATTAGCAACAACAGCGGTGTCAGCACCGGCCACGGCGGAAGAGCCGTCGATAGGAGCGAAGCCGATCTTTGCTGTCAGTGTTGGCGTGCCGTTGGAGTCCAAGTCGGTGTTCTTGACCACAACGCGATCAACTTCCGTACCTGCTGCTACTTTTACCAGTTGGACAACGGATGCAGCAACAACGTCACCGACGACCGTAGTGATAGCGTCGTGGAACTTTACGGCATTGCCGTATTCAGCCGCATGCACGGGCTTTGTGTTACCAGAGTTACGAGTACCCATTTTTCAATTCCTTTATAAAGATGATGCAAACGAAAAGCGCTGACCTCAATCAAGAGGCCAGCCACTCTTTACACGGATTGCTTGGCCGCAACGTCCAGAACGATGACACCGTGATCAGTTGCGATCTTGGTGCCGGTAGAGTCCTTGACATCGAAACGAACCTTAGCTTGGCCACCTACGCCGAACACTGCGAACTCAGGATCGCGCTCGAAGTTGTGCAGCTTCTCTGCCCATGTATAAGGCGTGCCGCTGTTGTTGTTGTTGCCGTAAGCCTGTGTCAGCGCTTGCGCACCCAACAAGATGCAACGCTCAACTGCGTAGCCTGCTGTCAAGCCAGCATTGATGGTTACGTCAGTCTCGGTAGCCAAAGCAGCATTCGCTGCGGTCACATGCTTGGTTGTGGTGCCAGCGCCGAAACGGATAGCGCGAGGCAATTTCTTAACCAAGATGCCGTTCCACATACCGCACTCACCACGGAACAAAGGATGCTTGCTGCCGAACGATGCACGGTTGATTGCGTTTTGCTGGAATGCGCGCAACGAACCTTCTTGCAACAGGGACGAGTACACATTGGAAGGCACATACATCACCCACATTGGCTCATCATTTGCCGCAGGATCATCAGCAACCTTGACGGATTGCAACGACAGATCGAGGTTATCGATTACGTTGCGCAACTGGTCTAGGTGAGACAGCTTCAGCCCATCAGTCGAGGCGATAGATGCCAACTGCGCACCACCTTGAACGATGTTAGAGCCGCTTACAACGAAGTGACGGTTGTAAGTTGGAGCCTTAACAGGGTTCACCATGACTTCAGCGAAGTTGTCTGCTGTCTGCGCAGGGATGATGCCCCAGTCGCCACCGGTTGCTTGGCCGCGAGAGCCAGCCAAATGCACCAAGCTTGTCAGCTCGAAGTATTTGGACATCAAGCCAACAGCCTGAGCGCGCGCCAGACGACGCAGATTGTGCGGAGTGCGTTGCTGCGACATGTTGTTGCCAGCGCTCACAGGGAATGTGTACTGATCAACCTTGGTGTCGAAGCTGGAGAAGGACATCGGAGCGCCCTTACCTTCAGCATTGCGGCTACCCATGATCGGCTCAGTCACAACCACATCAACGCAGTCGACGCGAACTGTGTCGCTTGCCGCTTTGGTGAGATCCTTGACTTCAACGATTGGCATTGCCGAGCTGGATTGCTGCTTGCCCAGCTTGCCTTCGATTTCCGACATCGGAGGTGTGTCACCTACCAAGTTTCGGAACGTGCCGGTTGTCTTCTGTGCCTGCGCAAATAAGGCCGCGCCGACGATTGCGCCCGTTTGGGGTGCGCCACTTGCTACGTTTGTACCCATGATATTCTTCCTTTATAGAAATGAAAAAACCGCCCGGAGGCGGCTCGATTGGTTGTGTTTCAGTGTTACAGCAAAGCGTCCAACTTGCGCTCGATCTGCTCTTTCGTCATACCTTCGAAGTGCGCCAGTGCTTGCGTGCCATTCATTGCGAGTAGTGCAGCAGACTCGCTGACAGCAGGCGGCGTACCACCGGGTATTTGTGACATAGAGAAAGGCACGTTAGGCTTTGCCGGTGTCTTCTCTTGCGATGTTGTCTCTTTAGACGGTGCAGTGACTACCCCGTATTGAGCCTCGTATGCAGCGACAACTGCTGTAATGCGTGATGCCATGTCTGGCATTACAGCCTTCAGCCCATCATCGATGGCAATCGCCTTAGCCCATCCTTCAGGGTTGGTTGTTTGCAAGGCGGATAGCTTTGGGTTTGCGTCGATCAAGTCCTGCACTGTACGAGCTGTAGTGTTGACCTCTTCCACCTTTCCGGCAGCCTCTTGCGCTTCCGACAACGCTTGCAGTCGTGCTATCTCTGCCTGCATTGAGCGGTATCCCTTAGCAATCACAGGGAAGTCCTCTTCCATCGCAGCAAGTTCTTCTGCTGATAGAGTCGTTCCTTCCGTTGCGGCCTTGGTATCACCCACCTGCATTGCATCTACCTTCGCCTGCAACTCAGCCAAACGCTGCTCTGCTGCAATACGCGCTTCAGCTTCGGCCTGAGCCGTTGCTTTTGCGGTGCTTGCTTCATTGCGCGCTGAATCCAGCACCGTGATTGGGATTAAGTGCTTCCCGTCACGCGCCAAAATCGCATCTGGTTGTGGTTGTTCGCCAGCCACCTTCGTTACAACTGCATCGCCGGACGGCGCGGGATCGGCTTTCGCCGTTTCGTCCTGTACTGCACCTGTTGCTTCTGTTGGGTAGGCAAGCGCTTCCAGTTCTTCAGGCGATAAACCTGCAAGCTGATCTGGATTGGCTAAGTAAAATGCTGCGTCTTTCTGTTCTGACATCGCCGTTCTCCTATCTGGATAACCAGAACCCGTATCGCTGGGCTGCGTTAAGGAATTGATCTAAACCACCTTGCGGTGGACGTAAAAAAACCGGCACAAGGCCGGTCTGTTGTTGCCCGTATCGCTGGGCTGCGGGTACTACAAAACCATTTCTGGCTGGATCACCCTAGTCAGCCCGATTGACTCAAGCCCACTATCCAACCCACTATCAATCACCAGTTGAGCATTGGCTAGGAACTCATCCACCTCTGCTAATGTTGGTGGAGTCCTATCAGGGAATCGGCTTGCATACTCAGTCTCAATCGAAGCGTGAAGGTAGCTACTAGGTGATGCGAAGAAACCACTCATGTACTCAGGCCACATCACTGAACACCAGAAGTCAGTCACAGCGTACTCAGCACCATTTGAATCAGTGGCTCGGATGGTGTCAAAGCTCTTATCTCCACCTACGTCTGATGAAATGGCTAGACCCACCTTACGAGCAGATGGTAGGTATTGGATTGGTAGTGCTATCAGTGCTTGTCTCATTTCAATCCCCCAATAAACGCCGTAACACCCATTACCAAGACACCCATAGCAAAGCCTACGAACCAACTAGCCAAGCCACATAGAGGGTCGTATAGCCAATAGGCTGTAGCCATTGTGAGTGTGCCAGAGGCGAATGTTAGGGTATGTTTCACTTGGACACCTCTTCCAGATACTTAGTCCACAGCGCAATCATATTACGAGCTAGTTCAGCTTTATCTTCTTTCGAGGCTTGCTCAATCTCACCATTAGGGTCGTACTCAGTGTCTGGAGTTACATACCATTCACGCTCTGGCATATCGTAGCCAGAGTAAACTTTTAGTTCTTCATCAATACCGATGATGCCAGTTACTTTTCTTACCATGACACACCTCCGAACAATCCTGCGAACCTGCGAAGCGTTAGCCAATCTGCGTCTGAGACTGTGCCTTTAATATCAATCCAGCAATGGCCTTTACCTTTATGGAAGTAATTAGTGCCTGAATAAGAACCTAGAGTTGCTGTAGTCAAAGTGACGGCACCTAAGGCAGCAACACTTCCAGTATTAGTAGCTCCGTTATTCTTAACC